CGGTCTTCAAACGGATAGTGAGACGGATACAAGAAGTATCTGTTGTCCCATTTTGCGTCGTTGGGGAGAGGACCGTGCCAGTACGAAACAGTTGCTCTAACATCGTGGATGTCAGGGAACAGTTCGAGTGACGGAATCGGTGCGCCGGATGAGATCAAAGCTTGTAGTGGTCCGGGTAAGGATCGTTCTTCAAGCATTGTAACTCCAAAATCTTTAAAATAGATATCGGAATATAGTTGTCTCAGCCACTTAGTGGTAAGTGAGGCGTAGTAGTCTGGATTCTCATCTCTGATGGCGAAACACTTTTTCTGATAGTAGGAAAAGGTTTGTCGACATAAAGAATGAAAAGGAACGGATGAACCGCAAGCGGCCCAAGCGAATCCAATGCACCTGTGAACCATGATGAAATCATCGACGTGTCGTTCGGGGTAAGCGAACTGTGCGATGAGTTTCTCTAGGTCAGGTACGGGCATACCGAAATTATTGCGGTAGCCTAAGACTTCGATTTTTTCTCGACATTTTGTAATGAGTGACTTTTCTATATTAATTTTCATGCCGAAAAGGCGTAAAGCTAGGTCGGGTAGCTCTGAAAAGAATGTGTATAGACGAAAGTAGTCGAAATTAGTGTAGATGCCATTATCATCACCGAGGATGAAAAAAGTACAGGAAAGAACTTCAGTTTCTGAGAAACCAAAGATTAACATGCAGTATATTACGACGAAAAGATTGACGAACGAGTCGAGAATCTGAGTCATAAGAAAGCCAGAAGGAACACCGGAGTAGTTACGGACGTAAGCGAATCCGTCACGAGTGACGAAGACTTTATTCTTGAACCAAGTCCAATAGAAGGAGAGAGCGTTATTCATCTTGTTGGCGAAGATTAATATTGCTAAATCCATTGAGGAATAGTCAAGGTAATGTCCATTGCGGTGAAGCCGGTTGGCGTCGGAAAGGTATTTTTCTCTATGCTTTGATTCTCCATAATTAAAGATGGGGTTGTAGAAGTGATTAACAACTAAAAGCGATGGAATGAAAGCTGTATAGAATAGCTCGATTACTGCGAAAGGTGCGGATTGATCGAAGGATGACCAGTCGAGGAAAATGAAAGCAGTGAACTGATGCGCAAGGCGATTGAGTTCAGAGATTCCTCCACGGATGGTTTCGTATCGATACATTAAGCATGATTCGGTAGTAGAAACTAGTTGAGAAAGTAAGGGATAGGCCCAGGTCATTTCCAGTCTAAGGGAAAAGTCGTCTTCCATATAAATGGGTCTGACTTTGAGTTTAGGTAGACGTGAGATGTGCGAGCGAATTCCAATAATGAGCGGACGTTTCGCGAACCAATTAAATAGTCGGATGAAGTTGACTTTTTGGTCGTGAAATACAGGGAAAGGTTGTCCATGTTTTTTGATCTGATGGTAGATGGTGCGGCCTTTTTCAAGAACTGCGTTTATATACCAGGACTTTTTAGTCGGGGAGATCGCGAAATTAGGATGGCTCTCTGAGGCGTGGTTCTTCGTTTCAACGTCGAATCGGTTAAAATAACCGGTTGCTGTGGAAAGGGGAAGTTTGCACCAGCGAGTGTCGTTCCAATGTATCGGCATGTAAGGTTTCACTTTAAAAAAGTGAGTTACAAGTCGAAATGTGGTCGATTTGATGGTCGGGTCCATTGGAGGTGTGGGAAACTGTGGTTTAGCGAAGTCAGCGAATGAGGCGTCAATATTTTGAGCCGGGCGTCTGTAGTCTTTGAGGACGTGATTCCAAATAGGAAAGTTGTGCTCAATGAGTCTTCGGATACCATGTAGGGGTTCTCCACCTTCAGGGGTAACATCATAAGTTTGGCGGCGGCCAGTTTCATGATATTGGGCTTGTTCAAGGACAGTGATTCCATAGGGTGGAATTCTGTTTTCAGGAACAATTGGGGGAATTCGAGGCTTCCAAAATTGAAAGGCTCCAGTTCCAGCAAGTTGTGGACGGGCGAACCAGGAAAGGATCGTTTCTATCGTGTCGTAAAACATGAGATAGATGTCTGCGTAGGTAGGCATTGATGTGTTTGATAATTCAGTAATGCGTCTGAAAGGTAAGTAGAAAGCTGTAGATCAGATCGGGGGATAGATTTATATCTTCGATATGCAGTCT